GGCCCACGGCGCCGCCCATCACCCGGCATCTCCAACGGTGGGTGAACAACAAGAGGATTTTCCGCACCGTGGAGCATTTTGCGGACTATGAGCCGGTGAAGAAGCTGGGCGGGGATGGATAAGGCGCCTTACTGATGAAGTTTTGAAAATCTGAGAGAAGCGTCTGCCTTTTGGCGTGGGCGCTTTTCCCTGTTCTACAAAGGTTTGTCCCACCCATAAGATGTTGAAAGGGACCATAGGCCGCAATGCACGGAGGGTGGAAAGCCTTTTCGGGCATCGGGCTTTTTTCTGAGGATTGGAGGTTTGCCATGACCGAAACAATGAGAGCGATGAAGGATGTTGACCTCCGCAAGGTGGATAAGGCGGCGCTCCGTGACCGCAGTACGGTCCGTATCGACCCGGAGGCTCCCACCGAGGAACGCATCCGGGCGTGGATCGAGCAGCTCGGCAATCCCTATGTCTATCTGGACGGCGGGGTGGTGGTGAAGCTTAGTTTTGCGGACAGGGGCGAGAGCATCGAGGAGCGCATCAACTCCCTTTACCTTGCCGGGGCCTGACATCCTTGTGTATTTGGGGGACCCGGCGCTATGATTTTTGCAGAGCCGGGGACCCCGCCGGGGGCGGGGCTGGCTGACTAAAAAGAGAGGAGGCTCCCCATGCCCCAAAAGATTTACAAGACCGGGATCTATGCCCGGTTATCCAGAGAGGATGCTGACCGTATGGAGTCCAACAGCATCCAGAGCCAGCGGGCCATCTGTCTGGCTTACATAGAGGGCCACGATGACCTGGAGCTGGTGGACACCTACATTGATGACGGTGAGACCGGCAGCAATACGGATCGTCCCGGCTTTCAGAGGATGATCCAGGATATGCGTTCCGGGCGCATTGACTGCGCCGTCAGCAAGGACCTGAGCAGGTTCTCACGGAACTATATTGACGCCGGGAACTACCTGGAGAAGATATTCCCGGCGATGGGCATCCGCTATATCGCCATCAACGACAACTACGACAGCATGGCACCCGGAAGCAGTACCGATGTCATCACCCTTCCCTTCAAAAACCTGGTAAATGACATCTACTGCCGGGACATATCCATCAAGATACGCACCAGCCTGGAGGTCAAGCGCAAGAAGGGCGAGTATGTGGGCAGCTTCGTCCCCTTCGGGTATCGGAAAGCCCCGCAGGATAAGAACCGCCTGCTGGTGGACGATGACGCCGCCGAGGTCGTGTCCATGATCTTCGGGATGTATAAGGATGGCTTTCCCATCCTGAAGATAGCAAGGCGGCTCAACACCAGCGGCATCCCCACGCCGATGGAGTACAAACGGATGCAGGGCGTCCGCTTTGAGACGGCTTTCCGCACAAAGGAGCGACCGGAGTGGGAGTATGTGACCGTCAAGCGGATACTCTCCAACATCGTCTACACCGGGGTACTCATCCAGGGGCGGCGGGGAACGCCGAACCATAAAGTCCGGGTGACGCGCCCCAGGGAGGAGACCGATTGGGTGCGGGTGGAGAACGCCCACGAACCGATCATCTCCTGCACCGACTTTGAGGCGGTGGCGGAACTGATGCGCCGGGATATGCGTTGCGCCGGCGACAGCGACAAACACGACCTGTTCTCCGGCTACCTGTTCTGCGGGGACTGCGAGGGAGCCATGATACGCAAGACCCATAAGGCAAAGGGCAAGGCGTATGTCTACTACAACTGCGGCAACAACAAGCGCACCCACCAGTGCAGCCCCCACTCCTTCAGCGAGGCGAAGCTGGCGGACATCGTGTTCCACGCCATCCACGACCAGATCGAGGTGGTGCTTCACCTGGATAAGGTGCTGTGCTTCATCGACAGCCTCCCCCAGCGGGACCGCAGGGTGTTCAGCTATGAGGCGCAGATGGCCCGGCTGGAGGAGGAGATACAGCGGTACAAAAAGCTGGAGCTGGGCCTCTATGAGAACTTCGTGGAGGGCATCATCAACAAGGCGGAGTACACCGACTTCCGGGAGAACTACCGGGGGCTAATCGAGGAGAAGCAGGAGGCTTTGAAGCGGCTGAAACGGGAACAGCAGGACGCCGCCGCGATGGGCAGCCAGAACCGGGCATGGGTACAGGTCTTTGCACAGTATGAGAACGTGCAGGAGCTTGACCGCCGCCTCCTGCTGGCTCTGGTGGACAGGATACTCATCTATGAGGACAAAAAGGTGGAGATCGTCTTTCGGTATCGGGATGAGTTTGCCAGGGCGATGGAGACAGCGAAAAACTACAAGGACCGTCCGCTTCCGGCGGTGGGCTGAGAGGGAGAGAGAAAATGGCACGAAAGAGCAGAAAAGCACAGGCCCAGCCTGTGGCAGAAGTCAAAAAAGAGACAGCGGCGCTCCCCACCGCCATCTATGCCCGCCTGTCGGTGGAGAACAGCGGCAAGGACGATGACGGGAACTCCCTGCAAAACCAGATCGCCGTCTGCAAGGACTATCTGGACGGATGCCCCCACCTCCGGCTCACGGAGGTCTACTCGGACAACGGCAGGACGGGGACTGTGTTCGACCGTCCGGCGTGGAACCGCCTGATGGACGATGTGCGGACGGGGAAGATACAGTGCATCGTGGTCCGTGACCTCAGCAGGTTCGGGCGCGACTATGTGGAGACCGGCAACTATCTGGAGAAGATCTTCCCGGCGCTGGGGACACGGTTCATCTCCGTGAAGGAGAACTTCGACAACTTCACCTGCGGCAACGCGATGGAGTCCCTGTCGGTGAGCCTGCAGAACCTGGTGAACGCCATGTACTCGCGGGACATCTCCAAGAAGGTCTCCACGGCGCTCCGGGCGCAGATGGAGACGGGGAGCTTTCGGAACCGCAACCTCCCCTACGGCTACCTCTGGAACGGGGATAAGACCGCCTATGTGGTGGATGAAGAAGCCGCCGCTGTCGTCCGGCAGATATTTGAGTGGAAACGGCAGGAGGTATCGGTCTACACCATCGTTGAGCGGCTGAAAACCGGGGGCATAGAAAGCCCGGAACGCCATAAGCGCAGGGCCGGCTCTCGGAACGGCGACAACATCCAGGGCGAGGGCTGGTGTCCCTCCACCATCCGGGGCATCCTGCAAAACCGGGCGTATATCGGGGAGATGATCTGCGGGAAGTCCGAAACGGCGCTCTACAAGGGGCTGAAAAAGCGTATCACCGAAAAGGACAAGTGGGTCGTAGTCCCTGACGCGCACCCGCCCATTGTCCCCATTTCGGATTTTGAGGCGGTGGAACGGCAGATGCAAGAGGACAGCGCCCACCGGGAGACCGCTATGGAATGGTCGGCGGACATCCGGGCGGGCATGATCGACCTCTTTGCCGGGAAGATATTCTGCGCCGACTGCGGAAAGCGGATGTACTACAAGCGGCAGCGCATCCAGTGTAAGGGCGTTGTTTTCCGTGGGGTCTATGATTGCAGTACCCACATGAGGCGGGGACATGGGACCTGCTTCAAACACGCCATGCGGCAGGATGTCCTCAACGAGAAGGTGTCCAACGCCATCCGGAACCAGCTTCAGGTGGCGCTCGACTATGAGAAGCTCCTGCTTGCCATGCGGGGCGGTGCTGGGGAGGCCAGCATCCGGGAGAAGCACAAGGCGGCGGTCGCCAGCGTCAAGCTCAGGCTGAACGCACTGAAAAAGAAGCGGGCGGGACTGTATGAAAGTTACGCCGAGGGCATCCTGAACGAGGAGGAATACGCCTTTGCCAAGCAGACCTATGAGGAGCAGTACGAAGCCCTGAACCGCCTGCTGGACGAGGCCGTGGAGCGCCGGGAGCGTTTCCTGGAGTCCATCTCCCCGGATAACAAATGGCTCACCATGATGCGGGGCGCTGCTGGGATGACAGGATTGACGCAGGAGCTTGTGGACGCGATGATCGAGAAGGTGCTTGTCTACAGCGAGGGCCGTATCGAGGTCGTGTTCAACTACAATGATGTATTTTACGCCATGCTGGAATGCGTGGAGCAGATAAAGGAGGCGGACGGCAATGACTGACTACCGGGTGGGCATTTATATCCGGCTTTCGCTGGCGGATGAAAATACCGGGGGCGGAAAGGCCGAGAGCGACAGCGTTGGCAACCAGCGGGAGCTGATCCATCAGTTTCTGGACCGCCATCCCCAACTGAAAGCCGCTCCCCGGACGGAGTTCGTGGACGATGGGTACACCGGGACCAACACGAACCGTCCGCAGTTCCAGGCGCTTATGAAGGAACTTCGCACCGGGGCCATCAATGTGATGGTGACAAAGGATTTTTCCAGATGCCACCGCGACTATACGCAGATGGGCAACTATCTGGAGTGCGTCTTTCCTTTTTTGGGCGTTCGCTATATCTCCGTCAATGACGGCTACGACAGCGATGATTACAAGGGCGTGACCTCCGGCATGGATGTGGTCCTGCGGAATATCATCTATGAGGCGTACAGCAAGGACCTGTCCGTCAAGACCACCACTGCGAAGATCATCATGATGAAGCAGGGCAAATACATAGGCAGCTTTGCTCCCTATGGCTTTCGGTTCCATCCCACGGTCCGGAACAAGCTGGTGATAGACGGGGACTCGGCGGCGGTGGTGCGGCGTATCTTCGATATGACCTTGCAGGGGATGGGCAGCACCGCCATCGCCCGCAGGCTGAACAGCGAGGGCGTCCTTACCCCCGGCGCCTACTTCCGGCAGAAAAATCCGGGGAGCGGACGGTTCCGCAAAGCCTCCGAAAAGAACGGCTGGACGGCGGCCTCGGTGCTGAACATCCTCCACCAGTATGAGTACACCGGGGCGCTGGTGGGGCGCAAGCGGTACAAGGCCAGCCTCCATGAAAAACGGACCGTCCCGCAGGATAAGGCGGACTGGATCATCTATGAAGGGGCGCATGACGCCATCATCAGTAAGGCGGACTTTGACAGGGTGCAGGAGATCATCCGGCAGAGACCGAGGCGGGCAAAAGGGACGCCGCAGGAGTATCCGCTGAAAGGGCTTCTCAAATGCGGAAACTGCCATAGGACATTGAGCCGCGTTCACAGTTCAGCCGGGTATTACTACCGATGCACCAAGAGCAGGGCGGACGAATCCAGCGACTGTCCAAAGGGGAAGCTGTTCTCCGAGAAGGAAATCGAGGGCATCATCTTCCGGGCGGTCATGCAGATGCTGACGATGTGCCAGGAGCGGAAAAAGCAGAAGTCCTCCCTGATGCTGACCCGCAAGGAGCGCATCGCCGCCTGTGTTGCGGAGCTTCAAAAGCTGGAACAGCAGCAGGAACGGTACAGGCAGGAGAAGTTCAGGGCCTACGAGGATTACAGCGGCGGGACGCTGACGAAGGATGCCTACCTGAGACAGCGGGCGGACATTGACGGCAAACTCGCCGACGCCAAAGCCGAACAGGAGGCACAGGAACAGCTTTTATCTGAACTGGAACATCTGGCCTTTCAGGATAAGGCGCAGGAGGACGATGTGTTCACCTCCTTTGCCGGGGCAACGGAACTGACGGCGGAACTGGCAGGGACGTTCATCAAGGAGGTGCTGGTGTCCTCTCCCACGGAGATCGAGATCGTCTGGAAGTTCAGGGATGTGTTTGGAGGCCAAGCCGATACCAAAGAGGAGGAAGTACACAATGGATAAACCGAGAAAAGCTGCAATCTATATGCGGTTCGCAAGAGCGCCCAGGGCGTGGATATACTGCCGGACGGCGGAACCGAACGCCTTTGCACTGAGGAGGCAACAGGAAGAACTTACGGCCTTTGCCAAGGATAACCACTATGAGATCGTGGGCTGCACCTCCAAGCAGGAAACTGGCACAACAATGGCCCGCTCTGGGCTGGCTGAGATCACCAATGCCGCTCTCCGGGGTGAGATGGATATTCTGCTTGTCTTGAACGCTTCAAGGCTGGGGCGCGACATCTGGAACACGCTCGAATATGTTGGCTGGCTGGGGAAACACAATGTGGAGGTCATCTGCCCGAACGGTGAACTTTCCAACCGAGAAGTGGAACGGCTCCTGCGGACAAAGCAAGCTATGCAGGGCAGAGCAATTTGACGAGTGAGTTTTCCCTTTTGCAAAAAGCGGATGCCGGGGGCGGTCTGGGAAGGACCTTTTGGCCGCCTCTGGCATCCGTAAAAAATTTCGTTCTTTATCAACACAAGGAGACCTTTCCCG